CCTTGAGTCATTCCACCTATTCCTAATGTTCTTTGTATGTCCGCTTGTGCAGCTTGTTGTGCTTGCTGTCCTAGTCCTGACATAGCACTACCTGCACCAAACTGTGCTTGTTGTCTTTGTTGTCCTATTTGTGCTTCTGTGCCACCTAATTGACTTAATTGGTTGGCTAATGTTTGTTGTCCTGCTAAGGCACTTTGTCCTGCTTGTGATAAAGCCTGCTGTCCTGCTTGACCATAACCTGCTAATGTAGAACCAAGTCCTCTCATTCCTGCAGCTCTTTGTCCTGCTACGTTAGCTAAGCTTCCGCCTAATCCAGTTAATGCTTGTTGTTGTCTACCAAATTCACCCAATGCTGATTGCTGTGCTTGTTGATATCCTCTACTTCTTATACCGCCTATGGCTTCACCTAAGCCTCTTCCTAGTGCTTCCTGTCTTTCTGTAGCACCAAGCCTTGCTCTTGAACCAAAGGCTGATTCACCACCTCTACCGATATCAGAAGCTCTTGCAGCTATGTCGCTTTTTGCACCTGCTTTCATGATATCTTTTGTAGTTTGGTCAACGACTGCTTGTTCGTATGGGTCATAGAAGTCTTGTGTCATGGCCTGATTAAACCTACCAGTACCACCTTGTCTTAAAAAGTCGCTTGCTTCACCCAGTCCTCTTCCAAATTGTCTTTCTGCGCCTCTTGCTATGCCTGCAGCTTCACCTAATCCACCAAACAAAGATTCTAGTCCTTGCTCTCTAAAAGCTTGTTCTTGACCAACACCACCTGCAACGCTACCTAAAGCCTCTCTACCAAGACCTCTCGCTGTGTCTGTGCCTCTAAATAAATCTTGTAGACCTGCTCTATAGGAGCCACCTGCCTCTTCTAAATAAGGTGTTTGTACGCCTGTAGCTTGTCTTGATAGCTGTATAGCTCTTTGTTGGTCAGGTGATAATCCTGCTACTTGCTGAGGAGCTACAATTGGATTTCCCTGCTCATCAAAGAAAGACCTATTGCTTGCTTGAAATGCTTGCTGTAAAAAACCCGGACTATAAGAATCTGTGCCGGGAATACCTGAGCCATAGAATAATTCTCTTGTTGCAGGGTCTAGGCTTCTAAATTGTTGTTGTACGTCTAATGCTATTGGACCTTGTTCTTCAGCCATTATGCTACGCCTCCAAAGTGTTCCATTAGTTTATACATAACTCTTGTGCCGCCATCTCTACTTGGGTCGCCATTAGGAGTTAGTGTGAGTATGCCGTTACTATCATTAACATCAAATGCTCCTGCACCTTTAACTGCTTTGGCTGTCATTACAAACTCACCATCTGAAAGCATTGCAGGTATATCATCTGAAGTTTCAGTACCCGGACCGTCTATTTGTCCATCCATTACTGGAAAGTTTGCAGGGTCTATTGGCATCTCGCCACCTTCTGCCATAGCTACTGCTCCGCCTTCTGCAAAGGCCATAATGCCGCCTTGTGCAGCATTTCTTGGCATACCGCCTTGTAAAGCAGGCATACCTTGTGGATTTAATCCGTATTCTACTCTGCTTGGTGCTTCTTCGCCTTTCTGTCTAGCCACTTCAGCAGCTACATTGTATCTGCCTAGTTGGTCCATAGTGGTTAATGGTGTTAATGGTACGCCCTTATTCTTTTTGGCTTCTTCGTAAGCCAACTTACCGACTAATCCTGCTAGTCCTGCAATACCTAAGTTTCCTAGTCCGCCGCCCTTGCTATCGCTAAGAAAGCTACCGCCGGGTCCAGTTCCTAGCGCATCTTCTAAACCTTGTGGTAATAATTTCGAACTTAAAAACTCCATAGGTGATTTACCATCAAGAAAACCGCCGCTTGTTTGTGCTTGCTGTTGTTGTAGCAAATATAATTGTTGCTCTGTAGGACTTAAAGCGTCAAATTCTTCTTGTGTAAGAGTTTCTTGTTGTCCACCCATAAGGTTTTTAAACAACCCCTTACCATCTTCACCGGGTAACATATATTCTTTTGCGTCTTGGAATCCACCTTTAAAACCTTTACCAATGTTGCCAAAAAGACCAACACCATCATCACCTTTAAATATAAATTCACCTGCTTTATCTTTTAAACTACCGATACCGCTACCTAAATTACCAAAAAGACCTACTCCATCAGAGCCTTTAGTAACAAACTCTTTAATGTTGCCAAATATATTTCCTGTTTTTCCGCCTGTGTATGCTTTTCCGGGTGTAAATGCCGTTACCAAGTCGCCGATACCACCCTCGCCTTTTGCTATATTAACAACAGCTTTTCCCCTGTTATACATAATTGCAGGTCCCTGCCATGGTCCGGGTATAACTGCAGCTACTGGTGCTATCTTCTTAACAACCTTTTTAAGTCCTTTTGCTATTTTCTTAAGAAAGCCAAACTCAGGATTACCTGTAATTGGATTGATAGACATGCCTTCACCAACGGTATATTCATCAGGGTCTAAACCCATGTTCATCATATCCTGTTCTAATCTTTGTCTTGTTTCAGGCGTTATAACTGGTGGAACCACCATTTCGCCTTGTGCAACGTGTGCTAAATAGTTGTCTTCATCTCTGCCGAGTCTTGCTATTCCTTCGCCACTGTTGTCGATTCTATTCATCATTTTAAAATTTTACCCTATTTCTCATGGTTTTGACCAACTTCTTGCATAAATTCTTTCATATATTCTTTTGACTCGTCCTTACATACTAGCCAAAAAACTAACAAATACCTGTCTCCACTAATTACAGGCAATCCTCTGTGCATGTGAGTTAGACTTGGAAAGATTAAAGCATTGCCCGTAGGTAAAGGCTCAACCGTTCCTTTTCTCATAAACTCAGTACCACCACCTTCATAATCTCCAGTATTAAGAGGTACTACTATACTTATATCAGAACTAGCATCGTGATGCCAAGCTCCCTGTTTTTTATCTTTTAAATTGTAGTTAGCTATCTGTATATTACCACCAGTAACGTGCCTATTCCAAATACTCAACAATATTGGATTTATAACCGAATCAACCACCTGCATCAAAGAGTGATAAAGCTGTGGACATTTATCATATAAAACTATCTCTGGTATCTGTCTTAGCTCATCCTCTTCTTCATTTGGCTCAAAACCAAAATGCTCTGTCATGTTGTGCATTTCATTGATGAGCAGGTTGCATAGCTCTTTGCTAAACAAAGGGACTGTATGCACATCGGGTAAAGGCTCTTTAATAATAGAGTTTAACGGAAGGTTGTCTAAAGATTCTGCTTTTTCGTTATAAAAGTCGCTTAGTATTGGTAATGTTTCTTTAGCTTTTTCAAGCGTTTCTTTGTCTACAAACCAATCTGAAGCAAAGCCAAGTAAAAGATTTTTTAATTGGTATTCTTGTTCTATGTTAGTTTGAGCCAACATCTAACAATCTTATTGCGGTGCTACTAAAGACAGAGCCATTTGAAAATCATCCATATCAAACTCAGGGTCTTGGCTTAATACTTGTATTATAACCTGTTGCGCCTGCATAGATACTTCTGAATCTATTGGGTTATTTAATATAGCCATAACTTCTTGCTCATAGCCATTTTCAGCTAATGGTATAAATATTTCTTGCATAGCTTCTTCTTTAGACATTTCTATCTCAGCCATGCCTTCTTGTTGAGACATGTCAGCCATACCGCCTTCTGCAAAAGCCATAGGCTGCCTTACTTCTCCCATTAAATTATTTATTCTATCTCTTAAATCTGCCATATTAATTTCCTATCTAATATTAACTGATATATTACCACCAGTTATAACAGAGACAAAGCCTAAGCTAGCTGTTGCCTCATATCCTTGTTCATCAAATAACGTCAAATCAATCCATTCATTGCCGCTATACACCTGTAATACATTAAGTGTTGTATTCCATATTACATCACCTTGTACAAAATTCAATTCTGATAACTCTGTAGCGTTAAACCTAGGCGTGCTGTTAGGGTCAAATTGCCCTAAGTTAATCTCTAAAACTCTAACCAGTCTATTAAAGACCTCAGGCGTTACCTCTTGCGTTGCTAAGGGCAGCCTGCTTGGCAATAATTTAGCCATTACCTTCTACCGTCAGGTTGGATATCTAGTCTTGTATATCCTAATCTCCACTTATAACCTGTTCTATTACCTACTGCAGCATCATCATCGCTTTGCAATCTTAATACAGCCTGTCTGCCTCTTGCCCTTACATGCACTTGGTCAGTATTGTTTGATATATCTGTAGTTGCTTTTGTAGTTAAAGATTCGCTTGGTGCGTTTCTAGTTTTAAGCAACATATTAATTTGTGGAACACCTGTGCTTACATTAGTGCCATAAAATTTTACATCAGGCATAATTCTTCTAATAAACGTAAAGTTATTGCCCTCTTGTAAATCAAAGTCTGAGCTTTCAATAAAGACACCATCCATAGGAGAACCGTCATCGTCATCACCATCTTCTTGGTTAAATATATAATTATTAGCTGTAGCTAATGGTTTGCCAAATACATTTTGGTCAACCCAAGCAGTTCTAACTAACTGACCTATAGACCAAACGCCTTCTAAATAGTTGTATATAACATACCTTGATATCTCTTCAGTGCCATCACTTTCTGCAGGATAGAACCACCACACTTCATTGAACTCTTTGTTTAATAGTGCGAATACTTTAAATGCTTGGCCTAAATCTAAATCTTCTTGTACATAACTTAATACACTACAAGGTAGTTTTTGAACTGCGCCGTTGTAAGAATAGAAACCATCATCACCCATCCAAAATACTCCATTAGGAGAGTTAATGGCTGCATTAGGTCCAATCATACCTGTGCCTTCATTAATTAAATTAACTGCAAAAGTTAATGGCGGTCCAACAAACTGCATACTGTACATAGAAGTATCAGTCCATATTAATGTTTCTTGTCTTGCTCTCAAGCCACCTCTTATTTCACTACCTGAAGATAGTCTTAAAGAACCTGCTGTATTTGTAGTTTTTGGCTCCCACTCAGTAATACTCTCTTGGTCTGAAAAAGCTATGTTCATAGGGTCAACAACGCCTGTTCTTGCACCACCTGATACTGGGTCTGCACCTAATACAATAACGTGTCTATCTGTATCACTAACTATTGTTTGTAATCCAACTGTAGGTGATAAGTTTGCTCCGGCAAGCGTAGTAATATTTACAGCTCTTGCTGCAGTGCCACCTGATTCATCCCAATAAAAAATACCGCCACCCCTAGGGTGTAATATTAAATCTTCACCAAAGTTATCCGATGACCATAATCTTAATTGGTTAGCAAAGCTTAAGCTTGTAGAAGCTCCATAAGCACCTTGACCCCAAGTACCTGAACCAAATCCTGTAGATTGTATAAACACATCCAAACCTACAGTTAATTGATAAGCTGCATCAACTCCTGAGCCGCCATTTCCTGTATCACTACCATTTGCTGTAGCCGTTGCTGTAAAGGTAAATGTATTTGCACTTGGTACTGATACGACCTGATATTCTTGATTTAAAACGGCTGCAGTAATATTGCCGCCAAGAGTTGTCGCACCGCTAAAAGTAACAAAGTCATTAACCACAACTCCGTGAGTAGAATCTGTTGCTGTAATAGTTGCAGAGCCGTTTGTCGCAGCAAAAGTTACACCATTGGTTGTTGTTGCTCTTATAGGAGTTATGTCGTTTAAGCTTGTGCCTTCAAGTATGTATGCTTTTAAATGCGTGCCGATATATAAGTATTTATTACCTTCTAATGATATCCATGGAAATAGGTTACGACATGTACCTAAAAATGATGTAGCGGTTTGTTTTGTCCAACCGCCTATTTTTTCTACAAAGCCTTTACGAAACCTAACAAGAGAAGCATCAAACCAACCACCTGCATTAGTGTAACTGGTTCCTTCTCTGTCTATTCCTGCTTTAAATTGAAACTTTGCAAACGGCATGTTTCATCTTCTAAGCTATTCTTATAATAGCTGTGGCTGCTGCCTTAGCAGGAAATACAATAGTAAAATCACCTGCAGTAGAAGTTTTATCTCCACCAAAGTCAATGGTTGCTACTGATTTATCACTATTAGTATCGTTGTAAATCATACAGCCTCTAGCTGTAATCGTTGCTGTACTAAATGTTAAATCAGAAAAATCCGTTACTGCAGTAGTACCAGTAGCTGACGGCGTTACATTAGTTAATGCAGCTCCGCCTGAAGTATAGTTAGTACCACTTGCTTGACCAGTTGTAGTAAAAGCAGTAGTAGTAGCACCTAAGGTAGCTGAACTTGTATATAAAGCCAGTTTAAAGCTGTTACCACTAGAATTAGTAAAGTTATGTGTTCCTGTCAAAAGCTCTACTTTAAAGCTTGTTGTAAGAGTAGATGTAATTGCCATATTAAATACCTTTTATTATTTTTGCTAAATCTTCGCTACCCCCACTAGATAAATCTTGTATTAAGGTAGCCTTATAAGATTTTAAAGCATTTTTAATATATATCAAACATACTTGGTAAATTAAATCTTGGTAGGCTCTAGCCTGTGCTTTTACATGTTCTTCATTATCGTCTGAAAAACCAACTATTTTTTCTGTTAATTGCTTTGCCCAAAACTCAGGCGGATGGCCGCCAAACTTAGTTGTAGCCACTTCTACCATGCCTAACTCAGGCACACCATCAGGTGTTATTTTGATTACCATTTATTTGGCTCCGGAGCTTTTAGGTGACTATCATACCTGTCTGCAATTTGCGGCAGTATTTGTTTTTTTTGAACTTTAAGCTCGCTTATTTTTTTTACTTCTAATCCATCTTTACCCTGAACAGGCACATAAGGGTCTTTTAAACGATGATATCCATACAGTCTTTGCTCGCCCGGTATGTTAGTGTCTAGCAATGAGCTACTAGATGCTACCTCAACTTGTATACCTTTTTCCATGCACTTTACTAGCCAAAACTCAACGCAAGCTCTACCTGCTTCTGCAAAATATAGGTTGTTCTTGTATGTAAAGTCTATACCAAATAACTTAATATTAGCCACATCATTCCAGTAAGCAAATGCAACAGCATAAGCCACTGTATTGTTTAAATAATGACAATTGGTTTCTTTAACTATTTCTTGTACAGGATATTCAACAAGGTTTTTACACCTTGCATCGTTTTCACATGTATAGATAGGCTTGTTGTGATTTGTTAGTAGCTCTTTCATGCAGTCAGTTTGTCCGCCTGCATCTTGTGTATCAAGAAACCTACTTGGTGGGTCCATCATAAATACACGGTCATGAAATATTACTGAGGCTACAGCATTAATTGCCCACACCTCATCAAACTTTACGCTGTGTGATTTTGCTAGGTTGTAGTCAAACCAACTTTTGCCTAGACCGACAATAGCTACAGTTTTACCTTTTAGTTTTTTGATTGGTTTCATATTATCTCTCCTTAACTGAAACTTATGTTACATTTGTTCTTAGCGAATCATACCTCATTTCATCCCTAGTATCTCTTCCTTCACCTAGGTTCTTTAATCTTAGTAAACTTTCTTTAAATCTTGCTTCATATAAACCAATATCGTTTGGGTCTAGTTTTAAAAATACTGCACCCTCTAATAAACAACCGTATAGCAGGGTGTCAGGTGCATCTGTAGATAAATATGTGGTTCCTGAGTCTCCGCCTGCTGTTAATGATGCAGGCTGTGCTAAATAATGCAACTCCATAGAATAGTTTGTGTCAGGAACAGGAGCTATTTCAAAACTTGTTTGGTCAAATATTGCGTAATATCTTGGCTTGCCTCTTGTTGTAGTGTCAGTAACAAATTCTTTTATGAAAGAATTATGTTTCAAATCTAAGTAATCATAATTGTTTGAGCTTATTACAGCCAAAGAAAATGGTGCTAAAAAGTCTGATGGTGTTGTTAAAAATCTATTGTCCTGTGAGACATTGCCCTGCACATTTTTTCTTTGGTCAGGTATTTGGACTGATTTAAGTATTCTTTCTTCTGCTTGTAAAATTATAGTGTTTAAATTATTAACAAAAGTAGTCTCATCAGACTCTAAGTAATCTTGTATCGTAGTTTTGAGTGTAGCTAATGTAAAACTCATGATGTTGTTATTGTAACTGTACCTAAAGCACTTGTCATGCTGTCAGGAATAGTTAATTTTTTTCCTATAATGCCTAAGTCGTAATTGGTATACACAATAAAACTTGTTGGAGAAACACTTGTGTCAGGCCTTGGCTCTCTAACCGCCTGTGGGTCTACTACATTTTTTACTGGTTCTAATTGTGGGTGTTTGGATTCATAGCACTCAGGACATGTTTTTAAACCGTTCCATTCTTTGCGTAGCTCTCTAAGGCCATATCTAAAGCCACATCTATCGCAAATTGCGTAAGCGTTTTTGTTAGATGCAAAAGCCATTATGCAATGTTATAGCTTGATATGTCAGGTGTTATGCTGAAAGATGCTCTGTCTTCATCTGTGTCTAAAGCTCTTTGGAACTCTTCTTCATATATCTGTTTCAGCAATCCAGTTCTATCAGGACTCTTTTTAATTGATATATAGTAAGCAAGACCTGCTGCTAGGCATGGATAAAACCTAAATGGTAGCTGTAATGTATTAGTAGCTGCATCTACATCATCCATTCTTGTAAGCACGTTTAAGTGTACTGTGTATGTGCTGCTTGCATCCGGGGTTGGATATACACTTATTGTTGGTGATATTTGTTTATCAACAAAAAACTGTAAAGGTGTGCCTGTTGTAGATTTGTTAGGTACGGCTGAGTAATCACTTCTTGATAACCTAGTCATCTGTATATCTGAGTTTTCAGAATTTACAGTTTGTCTCATAAAAGCATCTAGCACATCAATTGCTGCAGTGCTGTTTGTTGAGTCAACATTATAAGATGTTGTACCTGCAACCATAGCTATTGTTTTTTCTTGTATAGTCCATTGATTAAGACCACGATTTGCCCATTCAGCTAACAATAAATTTAAACTTCTTCTAGCTGTTTTAAGGTCGTAAGCAGTTCTTAGCTCTAATCCACATCTTTCAAATGCTTCTTCAATGTAATCAGCTACATCTAATTCAAAGTTTTTTGAGCCTGATACTGCCATAATTTACTTCTTAAGTTTTCCGCCTCTACCAAGTTTTTTAACGCCTGCTTTACCGCCCATACGCATTTTTTTAACGCCTGCTTTACCGCCACCCATCATTTTAACAACACCTGATTTTGGCATAGCTCCACCGCCTGCCATTTTAACAACACTGCTATCTTTCATGGATTTAGCTAATTCAGACTTATCTGAGTTTGATAAGCTGCCTACTAATTTTTTTAAACCTTTTAATGATTTTGCCATTATTTACTCCTTCTATTTAAAATATTTTGGAAATCTTCTACATTCCAATTATTATAATAACCTATTTTTTGCAATCTTTCAGACGCTTTGTTTAATTCATCTAATCTTTGCATAAAGACCATATTATAGCTTTCTTCAAAATGCGGCTCAAAGTGTTCTTGCTCTACCACTTCTTTAGCTTCATGGTCTTGATGAAAGCCCATTACCCATAGGTTATGCTCTTTTAGATAAGAGTTTAACATCAATATTCTGCTATCAAAATGAAAAGCATCAACATCCATGTTTAAATCACAATATATGACAACATCCTTATCTTTAGGAAAATCTTTGCTTATATCAATTAAATCTGTCCAGTAAATACACTTAGACAAAACTACGTTTGCTTTTTCTGTTTCCCACGTTTTTTTAGCAAAAGGACATACAGGGTCTTCGGTTTCTAAAACCTCTTTAGACCAATCTCTTATTTCTTCTTGAATAGAAGCTTGCGTAATCATTTTGCAAATGTTTTTACATTGGTTGGCTTGCCGCCAACTCCTTGTTTTTTTGACCTTTTTCTACTTACTGCTGATTTTTTTTCTGACTTAGACATTCTATTAGCAACGGCCTTGGGTACGCATTTAGGATATTTTCTTTTAGAGCCTTTGGCTTTTTTTCTACCACAACTCTCATAGCCACCACCTTTTTTTGGCGAACCTATATCGACCCACTCTTCTTTAAACCACTTACCTAAACCCATTACCTGCCACGCATTTTCGTTGTTTTTCTACGAGGTTCCATTACAGCTCCACAGCCACGAGCAATAAAACCGTTATTACCTTTTTCAATAATACCACCTGTTGCAGCTTTTTTAGCTCCTGAATATTTACCACCTCTTTTCTTGTATGTTTTTACAAGCCATGAGTTTGCATAAGCAGACGGGTACACATCAAATTTTCTTTTTGCTTCTGATTTTACTCGGCTATATAAACTTTTATTCGTTACATTACTTGGTACGCTTGATTTTGCCATTAGCACTTCCACCTTTTTCTTGCTTGCCTAATTCTTGAATTAGGGTCATTTCTAGTTTTAGCAGAGCTACGCTTTAATTGTCCAAGCGACCTTGCACAATAAGACTTGCGTCTTTTTGCGGCTTTGCTACCTTTTTTAACTTTGCCTGTTACGGCTGTTTTGAGTTTTGACCCGGGATTAGCTTTTCTATAAGCTTTTACACCCTTTTTGGTCATGCCTGCACCGGACTTGGTAGGGCGGTAATTACCGCCCTTTCCAGTCGTTTTTTTTATAGGCTTGGCTTTTTTTCTTGGCTTTTTAGCTGCCATTACAAATTTTAACCGTAGTTTTTAATTAGCGTAAGAACTATGACATAGGTATCACCACTGGTATGACCTGTTGTGGTTAAAGCTATATCACCTGTTTTTCCACTAGCTGCAGCAGTATTTAGAATACCGCCAAACTCAGTAAAATCTTCCGAGTCTGCATAGTCAGAATTTAAGTCCCAACATACAGTATTGGTATCGGCAACCCATAATAGTCTTGCACTCATACCAAAAGTAGAATAAACAATTTTTGCAAGCTTTACGCCTGTACAAGCCTGTCCATTACTACTTGAGCTTAAAGCACTTACATCTACTTTCGTTACCGCAGATTCTCCTGTGCCATCAGAAGTATTTGTAAGTTGAATTACAGCCAGTCTTTCACCATCCACTATTGTTGTTGATGTTACTGCGTCTGCCATAATTTACTCCTTATGATGCGATATCGTAGCCAGTTATCTCAATTAAGAAACGACCTGCTGTATAAGCTGCATGACCTGTACCTTGGCCTACAAGATATAAGTATTGGTCTGCTGCAATGTCTCCACCTGCTACCATAGTACCTGCTGAAGCTGCACCTGCATTTATAATTTGTGTTTCTGTTAAATCACCAATAGCTGTGTCATTA